TGACGACCAGGCTCGTGCCGTCCGTCGTCATGAAATAGCCGTCCACCCAGACGACATCGAGCACAACGCCGAGGTCGGGGTCGGTGACCTGCGTCAGCGTCGAGCCGTCCCAGTAGAAAAGGTTGTTGTTGCTCGCGATGGCGAGACGGTCGAAGCTGTAGTCGAACGTGACGAGGTTCGTCCCGCCGACATCGCCCAATACCGTGACCGCGCCATTCGACGCGACCGAGCAGAGTTTCGTCCCCATGACGCGGTAGCAGACGCCGTTCCAGAGGATCGCGCCGCGGTCAACGCCTGGTCCGGTGCCGTTCTGCACGATGCCATCGCTGGGACGCAGAAAGCCCTCGGAGACGCCCGAGTCCGCCGGCACCGGAACCATGTTGACCGGATACGACGTGCGTATCGCGGGCGACGTGTCCGTGTAGATGCCGGAGGCGATGGGGATCTGCATTAAACGCCGCCCTCGCCCGTGGCGATGTTGAGCGTCGTGCCCGCCGCGCTAATGTGCGCCACCGTCACGTCGCCGCTGCGCTTACGGACGATGATTTCGCTGCCTGCGCGGACGGGAATATCCGCCGTCGTCGCCGTCTGCGAGCCCTCGCCAATGCGAACGTAGCAGATGTTCGCGCCGCTGTTCACGAGCCGAACCGCGCGGTCCTGGCTGTTGACGGTGACGCTCGCGCTGGTCGCAGCAGGCGTTACAACCTGGTTGCTTTTGTCGCGCTGGGTGAACTGGATGTTGTACATGTCACGCTCCGTGAGGTTGGTGCAAGTCTAGCAAAAATGGGTTGATGGTGTGCGTTATGCCGACGCTCTGGAAACTACCTTCCACCCGAGCACCTTGTAGCAAACGTAGTCACTAGCACCGGCAGATGCGTGATTGATTGTGAAGCCTGTCCCTGATGAAGAATCGGTCACGGTGACACGCATATTGCCCAGCGCTGCGGCAGACGAGTTGAACGGCACGATCTGAATGATCGGGTGAAAATAATTGCTGCTACCGCCGACGTATGTTCTGTAAATGTGACCGCACGTCACCGACGTGCTGGTGGCTGCGTTTGTAAGCTGCACCACGCCTTCTAGGGTATCGGTTGAGCCTAGCAAAACAGAGCCGATCTCCCAATTCCATAAGTCGTTACTAATCAAAGCGCGCGGCGCCGACGTGATGGCCGCTTTGTTTGTCGCAATGCTGCCGATCCGCCCTTTTGCCCCTGACGCCACAATGAACGCGTAGTCCATCGTCGCGCCAGAATCGTTCGCCACCAGCTTGTCGATGTACGCTTCAAAAGTCGCGTCGCCCGATATTTGGCAAGCCCTGCCCGTGGGGTTGCGAACAAATAGAGTATCGGCAAAAACAGACCCTGCACCTTGAAACACCACGCCGCGCGTCGCAGGAGAATCAATGTCCATTCTGCCAATCAAAGCGCGCCCGCCAGCGATGATGCTAACGACGGAATCATACTGATCCGACCCGGCTGCGCCTGACCCGGTGCCGTTTGATACGCCCTGATAATTTGCCAACTCGAAACTTTCGACAGACGAAGTGAAAAAGCCGTTACCGAATGCGTTGTTAGACAATGCGTTGCTAATGCGGATTCGTTTTGGATACAACGCCGACCCTGCGTTCCCCTGAATCTTGATTCCCGAGTTTGCCGTCCCGTTTGTCTGGCCAATAAAGGTCAGGCTCTCAAAGCTGCTGTCGAGAGAACTGTCTTGTATCTTGATTCCGCCAGAGCAATTTCGCGCGATGACGGTTCCGACCTGGCAGCGCTGAACCGTAAAAATTGCGCCGTTGCCTTGATATCCGCCGCCGTAAACTTGCGTGCAGGATTCCGCATAAATTTGATCTATAAAGGCATTCGTGACCCACGCGCTCCAGCCGCCATCAATACCAAAGCTCCATCCGTCCGCGTCAGAGTCAGTGCATGTCAGCCCGACATAGCTGCCGCCGGTGTTTTTCAAAAAGCGCCCGGCAAATTGCCTGTTGTTGATTGCGCGTAGATTTTGAAGGCGAGGGCGCGTGCAGTTGTGAACCAGGATGCCAGCGATCTCGCCCGTAGCAGGCGTCGTTTGGTTGGCTTTGTTGGAGTCGATAACGCTATTGATGACAGCGGAATCTGTGGCGCCATCAATAGCGATGACGCTCGCGTTCTGGCTGTTTGCCTGCTTTATGGTGGCCCCATTCAAGTCAAACGTGACGCCTGAAGGGACCAGTAGGCATCGACGATACGACACGCCATTAACGGTCACGGCGCCAGCGTAGGACACCAAAAATGTGGCGCCAGAGACGCCTAGAACGGTTTTCGCTCCAGAATTAAGCGCCGCTTGAATCGCCGCCGTATCGTCTGTGACCCCATCTCCAACAGCCCCAAAATCCTTCACACTAACGACATCCCGCAGCTTTGACTGCACCGTCCGCGTCACCGCCCCGGTGCCAGACTGCAAAAAGCTCACCTCGTCCGAATTGTCGGGAAGGTCGAGCGTGTCCTGCATGTAGTCGGTGAGAGCCGTGATCGACATCCTCCGCGCATCACCCGAGTTCGGCGCATAGACGGGGATCTGGTCGCCGCCTGAAGGCGTGCCGAGGAGCGGGAGCTTGTTGATCGTCGGCATCTTTACTTCACCAAGTGATTAACGAACCAGGTCCCCAAGCCCCCAAGCGCTGACGCAATCGCCATGCCGGCGAAGATCCCGCCGTGACTGCGATTGGCGAGAGCGAGAAGCTCCTTCACGTCCTTCTGCAAGTCCTCGACCTGCGCCTCAAGCGTCTTTACCTGCCCGATCAGCAGTCCGAATTTCACGGGGTCAACATCCGTCACGATCAGCGCTCCTTCAGTGGCATCGTCGTGATCGCGCGCAGCACCACGACAGCGATGGCAATCATGCACCCGACGAACGCCTGGCCGGCTGGCGGGAGCGGTAGGTGGAAAACGAAACCTTGCAGAACGGACAGCACCGCCAGGGCGATCGAGAACCGGATGGTTCGGGAGCGGAGGAGAGATGCGATTCCAGGCATGGTGGCTCCTTATGTTTGAGTCCCGACAACGGTGCCGTCTGTGTCGCTTGAGGGCGCGCCGTTCTTTATTCTCAAAGCCCCGGCGCTATCAACCCACAACGCATACGCCCCCAGATAAAGCGGTTTTGTGTAGCCGGTGGCGCCGCTTGATCCGGTGAAGGTGTAGGCGCCCGTCCCGCCAATCGTCCACGAGTACCCGCCGCTCGTCGTTACGTAGTCTTGCCCGAGGTTTGATGTTAAGCGCAGCTTTCCGCTGTTTAGGTCAATCTTGTTATTGTTGTTCCCAAGCAGACGAATGACGGGAGCGCCCGACGCATAGTCGGCGTCGAGCACGTATCCCGTGGTGGAAATCGACAACGGATACCGAACCTGAAAACGGTTCGAGACCTGCTGAACAGGCGTCGCCAGGCTAGGGTTTACATCCCAGTCATTAGCCGTTCCGTTGTCGGTGACATTGGCAACCGTGAACCATCCATCAATGGCGTTATATGCGGCGCCCGCTTTGGCTTCTATAAACATGCCGCCAGTTACGTTGTTGACGGTGAATTGCCCGCCGATGCACGGATTAGCACCCATCGTGATGCCGTCAACCGTTCTGCTGCTGGTTGAGTCGTTGAGTGAAAGCGACTTTTCAACCGTTGCCGTCGTGTGAAATGAGGCGTGAATGTCTGCCCGATTTCTCCTGCCCGACATCCGCAAAAAACCATCCGTCGGTGTTTTGGTTGCATCAGACTCAAACCAGACGTCCTGAAAGCGCACGCCACCCTTTGAAAAGACGTTCGGCTGCCTCTGGTCAAAATACCAATCGCCAGCGAGCCTTTCAAATCCGCCGCCGATAAAAACCAGGTTCGTGTTGTCGTAAGCAACAACGCCCTGGCCGCAGCCATAGCAGACAAAGTCTAGATGCTCTACAGCTTGCCCTCGGATGTTGGTATACGGACGGTTTGTTGTGTTCAGGATGTATACGTCTTTAATGCAGCCGTAGTAGTTCTCGCACAACCAGAGGCCGTAGACGTCTTGCGAGTTACCATCAAGCTGGATGCCCGTAATGCTCCACCACTGAATCGCGGTCGAGTTGTAGAGCATCGGAACTTTAGCAAGCACCGGGCTATAGGTTGATGGCGTGATTGCGGGAATCGAAGCGGACGCTAATGCGGGCAGCGCTTTTATGACGGTGCCCATGCCAGATCCGATGATCTGCTTTTGGGTAAGGATTCGGATCGGCGAAGCAATTGCATATGTGCCTGGCGGAAAAAATATCCTGCTTGATGCGCTGATTGCGCTTTGAATTGCGGCGGAGTCATCCGTAACGCCATCTCCGACAGCCCCAAAATCCTTAACCGACACCACGTCCCGCAACTTTGACTGCACCGTGCGCGTGACAGCGCCCGTGCCTGCCTGCAAAAAACTAACCTCGTCCGAGTTATCGGGCATATCAAGGTTGTTCTGCATGTACGTTTCAAGCTGGTCCACCGACACCCGCCGCGTATCGCCGTTCGACTCGTCGAAGATCGGCAGACTATCGCCTGGTAGAACCTCGCCGATGGGGGAGAGATTGATAATCTGCGGCATCAGTTGAACTCCAGAATGCCCTCGGGGCCTGTCTCGACAGGATCTTCCGGGGTTGGCATGAAAGGATCGTCCGCGTCGCGCCAGTACTTGTTACCTGCGCCGGACGGGAGCGTATCGGGGAATTGCAGCTCAATCGGCGCGGTGGCGCGCTGCAAGACGGTATCGTAGGCGGTCTTAGCCAGCAGGCGCGTATCCGGCATGATCTGCTTGCCATACGACGGCGCCAAGCGCACGGCAAGGTTGAGAATAACCGCCTCGTTTGCGCTGTCGGGAACGTTGGTTTCTTCTGCCAGGCTGCCCTGCTCGGGAGACGCAGGTATCGGGTAGGATAGCCGGAGGCCCTTGCCGTTCCAGTCCGCCATCATGGCGTCTAGGCGACGCCGTGCGTACTCGAGTTGCTCCGGCTGGATATCGAAAACGTAGGACGCGAGTCCTATCTCGGTGAGCGCTGCCTCAACGAATTGCCTCTTCGTGTACGCCATTGCTTCGCATCACCTCGCTGATTCGCGCCAATAATACCTTGTCAGCCGTTCGGGCATTGTAGCGAATCCCGAGCTTGCGTGCTTGTTGTTCAATCTCCACACGCGACGGCGGTGCGTCGTCACTAGGTAAAGCATACGTGCGCCGCTTGCGCAGAGCAATCGAGCGCATACGCCCGCGCAGACGCGGATAGGCGGCTTCGCCCGCAGCGTCGCACGCCTCCGCAATCGACTCAAACCATTTACCCGATGCCAGCGCCTCTGCCAGCTCTTCCTCGCTCTCGACTGACTTGCAGCCCCACGTGGGATGGCTGGTTGTCTTCTGATACGGACCAGGCGAGCAGTAAACGTGGCGCGGATACATCATTTCCCCTTTTTCGGTGCCTTCGACGGTTTGCCCGCCTTCTTCGCTGCGGTGCGTGCAGTCTCGAGCGCGATTGCGATCGCCTGCTTCTGCGGCTTGCCCGACTTCATCTCCTTAGAGATGTTCGAGCTGATCGACTTCTGGCTGTAGCCTTTTTTCAACGGCATAGGTTGCCCTCTCCTTTCTACGTTCTCTAGCTGCGGCCATAGCCGCAAGACGCTTTGCTCTGATTTCTGGGTCCGCCCATGATCTTGCAACTCCAGCAGCTTGTCGAGCCATCGCCGCTTCATCCATTTTTGGCATTGAGCGCTGCTTTGCAGAGATGCTCATTTTTGCCTTGGTTTCTTCCGTCCTGGTGTAAGACGCGAGCTTCTGTTTTGTTTCATTAGACATAACATAGCCAGACGCCTTTCGCTGCTCCCAAATCTCTTTGAATTTTTCAGAACGTTTTTTTCTAGCCTCTGCTGTCCAAGCGGCCTTCAATCCATCCGAAACCTTTCGTCTGTATTCTGGGTCTTGCCAGTTCCGTCGAACGCCCTCAGAAATCCTGGATGTATCAGCAACTTTTCTTCCCGTGGCTTTTGCGGAAATCTTGGCTGCAACTTCTGGGTTTTTTGATGGCGCTGTCTTTCCGCCGTGCGCCACGTTGTAACCATTTGGAGACAAAGTGTTGAGGCTCTTGATTGCGTCCTCTTCTGCTGCGTGCAGCTCTTCTTGCGATTCAAACTGAGCCAGAACGATTATCTCTGGGTCTCCGTGCTGCCGCCAAGCGCAATGAACAAGTAGTTGGCTATCAGATGCAACAGAACGCCGATGCTGAGCAATCCTGCTTTTTATTGTTCGGGTTGTTTGCCCTACGTACGTTTTTCCAGAAGAAAAAACCAACTTATAAAGAGTGTGCATATCATGGCCCTGCTTTTACACAGAGCCATGATAGCACTTTGCGGAGTTATATTATTTGGTTATTGCCCAAAAATGAGGACTCCGCACATTTCCGGGGCTGTGCAGACGACCCCGTACAACGTATCCAGACGATACTTGATCGTCATGGTGTCGATGTCGTAGAACTTCTGCATCACCAGCTCGATGCCCTGGTCCGTGCTTGCACGCATGACCGCCGCGCCGCTGTCGGTCGGAACTGCATATCGGCCCGGAAGCAGCTCGATCGAGTTCTTGAACCAGAACGGGTTGACGTTGCAGGCGTTGTCGTTCAGCCAGTTAATCGCCGCAGTCGCCGAGGTCGACGCTACGTTGATGTTCTTGTACTGAAGCTCGGCGTCGG